TTCCTGCATTTCTCCGTGCCGGATGAAGGTCCTCTTACGGAATACGAAAGCTGGATGCCTGACTTCATGCAGGGACTTGCTAAGGGAATCAATGACAGCCGAGGTCTTATTGAAAAAGCTGTATCAGGAGTTGCCTCTGATATGGTAATCAATCCAAATGTAACAACCGCTGATGCATCTGGCATTGCAATAAGCAGAAGCTCAGCTGGCAATGCAGATATCGTTTCTGGAATTGTCAGTGCACTAAAGGATACCTTTGGTGACATTAATGCACAGGCTGGCGACATTGTCATTCCAGTGTATCTTGGCAACACGATGCTTGATGAGATAATCGTCAATGCACAGCAGCGAACAAATCTAAGAAGCGGAGGTAGATAACATGGCATATTTTCAGTATTTGATTTTTGATGGTGTGAAGCTTCCTCTGCCAAAATCCTATGATGTACAGTTCTCTTCCATTGAAGCAGACTCCAGCGGAGAGACTGAGGCCGGAACCACACAGCGTGATATTATTCGTGCAGGCGTTGTGGAAATTCCAGTCTCATTTTCTGTTACTCCGGCATGGCTAAAAAAGCTGTCTGCATTCTCAAAGCAAAGCAAGATAGCTGTTCAATACTTCGATATTGAAGACTTGGCACTAAAGGAAGCAGAAATGTACATTGATGGATATAAAGCAAAGCTCGAAAAGGATACCAGCTATAAAGGATTATGGTCTGTATCCTTCACGCTAAAAGAACTATAAGATTGGAGGTGAAAGCGTGTATCCGGTATCTGATGAATTTTTACAGGCAATTGATAGTAACACCAGAAGCTATTACTGGACTGGTTCCATCGTAACCAAGAACCATGTCACTTATGAATTTGATAATAACGACATCGTCAAAGGCTCCGGCTATATCACAAGGCAGTGTTGCGGAAGTTCCGAAATAGAGCTGGGTACCGTTTATGCCTCTGAGCTTGGCATAACTTTACTAAATGACATAGACCGATACACTTTAAATGGAGCGCAGGTAAAAATCTTCTTTCATCTCAATCTTCCAAATGGCTCTGTTGAAACCGTTCCGATGGGTATTTTTGAAGTTACCGAAGCCAACAGAAATATACGCTGCCTTGAACTTAAAGCTTATGATTATATGCTCCGCTTTGACAAGACATTAAAGTTGGAAGCTGCCGGAGGAACAGCGTATAACTTTCTAAATGTTGCTTGTACATCCTGCAAAGTTGAAATGGCTCAGACTCGTGAGCAAATCGAGGCTCTTCCTAATGGCAAAGAAACTCTCGGTATTTATGCAGAAAATGATATGGAGACCTTTCGTGACCTGCTTTATTATGTTGCACAGGTTCTTGGCTGTGTCTGCCAGATAAACCGAGAAGGAAAGCTTGAGCTTATTCCATACAGCAACACGCCTATTGATACCATTACGGCAAAGGAACGTTTCAACAGCACTTATTCTGATTTTGTTACAAGGTATACAGCAATCTCATCTACTAACCAGCTAAAGGAAATCTCTGAATACTACTGTATTGAGCCGGATGATGGTCTGACTATAAACCTTGGAGTAAATCCTCTTCTGCAATTTGGTTTGCAATCAACACGAGCAAGGATTCTGAACAATATCCTGAACCAGATTACTGCTGTGGAATATGTCCCTTTTGACAGCACTACCATCGGAAATCCGGCCTTTGACCCAATGGATGTATTGCGCTTTTCCGGTGGCCATGCAGATGACACAAAGGTTTCATGTATCACCAGCATCACCTACAACATCAATGGAAAACATGCTCTAAAATGCGTAGGCAAAAATCCAAAGCTGGCAGCCGCCAAAAGTAAGAATGATAAGAATATTGTAGGCCTGATAAATCAGATGGAAACCAATAAAACAGTTGTCTACAGTTTTATGAATGTTTCTCCTTACACCATCAAGTCATCACCAACGCAAGTGCTTTCCATTGATTTTACTTCAAAGGAATCTACGACTGCTATGTTCCTTGGTGAGTTCCTATTAAATGTTATTGCTGATGAGGAAGAACGCACTCTTGATGGAATTGCAACCTATGAAGAAGAAAGCGAAGAAGAAACGATTACTGTCTCAAAGCCTGTGCAGTATTCCTTCACGGGCAAGAAAACACCGGAACTTTTAGTCACCTACAAAGTAAACGGAGATACCGTTGATACTTTCTACCCTGAAAAGACATGCGTTGATGGAAGGCACATACTAACACTTTTTTATCCGCTGTCTTCCATAATTGAAAACTCAGAGAACACCTTTGAAGTTTATCTTTCGATTACAGGCGGAACACTTACAATCGGCGAATTACAAATAAGAGCTACCATAAGTGGTCAGGGACTTGTTGCCGGTATCGGTGACTGGAATGGGCGTATCAATATCACTGAATCTTTCGACAGCATCAAATTCACCGGTATGGACTTCTCCTACGCTTCTCTTACTGATAGTACGATGGTACAGTTTCCTCCACGAAACGACTTCTCTATGCGTCAGGTATTTGAAGCTATTGCTTTCACCGGTATGGACTTTGGCTATGACAGACTGAATGAGCGCGTCAGCGTTGTAGAAGTAGTACAGACCTTTACAATGGATGTTACTGCTCCGGGAGAATATGATTTGACAGTAATTGAAATCAACGAGTCAGATGCCTTCTGCCTTATCAGTGATTACACACGGGTATCTGAAAAAGCTGAAATCAATGCCGGATTTCTTCAAAAGCTGGAAATTGATACAACACCATTTGAACGGGTTGAGAAAATGGAGGTAACAGAATGCTGATTGATGAAACCAATTATAACTGGTCGAGAACCGACCCAATTGAAATATTAGCTGAGGAAAATCCCAGCAACATAGAATTTGAAAAGGCTCTGCGCATCTATCGTATTGAAGGTGCCGCAGAGCTTTCCATTTATGAAGATAATACAAAAGAGAATCTGCTCTATGAAGGTTTTCTTCCTTTCGAGCCGGAAAGAACGATTGCCTGCACCAGTCTCTATATAGAATTTGTCGCCGAAGAAGAAATACCATCAATAGTACTGATTGCTGAAAGCGGTGATGAAAAAACTGTACTACTTCCATATCTGAATACCACTGAAGGCATGAGTTATATCAACAATGGCTATAACGATGACAGCACCTTTTCAACTTCCGGTCTTGATTCGTTTCTGTTTAATGGTGTTGCTGCATCGACTGTATATGTTTCCAGCAATCACTGGTTCGGATTTGGAACAAATTCAGAGCAGCTAAAGATAATGCGCAGAGATGGGTGCTCCACTGCTTTATACCGTCAGCAAGGCGTCTGTTCCAATGGTCTGGAGTTCCTAAAAATAAGATTTGAAGGCTACACCGTATACAACAACCGCGTAGAAGCTAACAGGCTGATATTTGAGTTGTTCCTGCTTGGCAGTAATGATATGTTCCTGAATATAATCCAGACTCCTACTTCTGGAAATACAGGCACATCTGAAATTATCTGCAATGGCGCAACGACAGCACTTTCACTTGTTGACAGCTCTGGTGCAGGCGGTGGAACAATGGTCAGCTTCTACCACACCGATGAGATTGGAAAGAACTGGAATATTGTCTATGACATGTACGAAGGAACCGGCAGTGCTTCCTATGGTTATTTGCTGAAGCTTGAAGATGTTTTCTACACAATCACCGATGGCGGGCTTGTTCCTCTGGGAATTGATAACCCCACTGCTGCTATGTTTTATAAATACGGTTCTCAGGAGAAACCTTCAGAAGAATTACTCACGCCACTTGAAAATCCTACTATCTATCTTTGGAAAGCTGGTAGAGAAACACAGTTGCTGAAAGCAACGCTTAAGGCTTATCCATATCCGCAGATAATCACCTCTGTGATTGATATAAGCCATATTTCTATTCTTGGAATCAAGCTGCTCACTGCTCAGTATTCCGGCGAAGTCGGTGTATGCCAGTCCCTTGATAATGGTGAAACATTCTCTGAGGAAGTTCCGCTTTCGGATTGGCTGAACACAGACCCTGACGAACTTTACAACAGCTTAAATGAAACAAGGATACTCATTCTGCATTTCTTGCTCCACGATAATGCAACCCTATCTCGTTTCAAAATAACCTACATCAATTAAAGGAGGTCTTGATAAATGCTTAAAGGTACAATGAAAATCGAACTTACTGATGTTCATACCGGCAAGAAAGAAACCGTGGTTGAGCACAATATGATTACCAATGCCCTGACTAATATCTTCAAGCCGCTGGGACATTTGAATAATCCATCTACTATGTATAACAGCATCGTGCCATATTATCAGAAGTTACTCGGTGGGTTGCTTCTTTTCGATAATGCCATCGAGGAAAATCCTAATATGCTCTACGCTCCTGCCAATACAAATATGGTGGGTTGTGCTGCTTATGGGCTTCAAAACAATACAACAGGAAAAATGCGCGGTGGTTTCAATCAAACTGAAAGTGAACTTAATCTTACCAATCGCTACATGAAATATGTATATGATTTTGCTACTTCTCAGGCAAACGGAACCATCAACTGTGTTTGCCTAACTCACTTGAATGGTGGCTTCACTTCATACGGAAGCGATGATGCTGTTTTTAACAGTAGCTACCCACTTGGTGTAAGTTTCTATGACAGCCCTCTTCAATATGTTTATACCAACTACACTGGTGCTAACACAGGTGACAAGTATTCAGGGCTAACCTTAGAAAAGACTGAAGTCTTATTCCTTATTGATAGACAAGCGGACGTAGCCTACTACTTCCGCATTGATAATGCTACAAGCATTCACATCATCAAGCGCAGAGCCTATTTACAAAGTATTTCTATATTAGAGAATCCTTACTCACAGAAAGCTCTGGTTGATGACATCGAGCTTGGTGAACTTTCGACTCCTATACCCACTAATTATTTTGCTTACAATTTCGACCACGCTGACAAATGCTTGTATATTTTTGCTAGCAGCGGTTCTTATAAAAAGCCTTATGAAACACTTGTCATCACAAAAATCAATATCAGCAACTGGCATATTCAGCAATACGAATGGGTTAACACAACCGGTGTAAACATTACAACCAATGGAATGAGATACGCTTTTGCACATAATGGCTATGTATACTTCAAAAGCTACAATAGCCCATACCACATATACAAATTTGAAATTGGCAATTCTGCAAATGTCGTTAAAATTGATTATCACGGTTTTACATCAATAAACGGATTTCCTCATTTTGCATACAACGGGCGTATCTATTACGAGAGCTACCATAACGAGCTCTATGTTGTAAATGAATTTACAAATCAAGGTTTAAAGTCAGAGAACCAGCGTATCTACAGTTCAAGCAATGGTCAGATATGCTACACACCTGTTTTAAATGAACCGATGATTTATTTCGGAAGCTATGGTAACTGGTCAACAAGCTCGTTTATTTTGATGACCAACTATCTAGCTACCATTAATAACTTATCTGAGCCGGTAACAAAAACCGCAGATAAGACCATGAAAATCACATATATCGTTCAGGAACAGTAATCTTGGAATCAAGCATCTCTTCGGAGGTGCTTTTTTCATACAAATCTTTAGAAACGGAGGAATTTATCATGAAGGAATTCTGGAACACAATTCAATTTTTATTTGCCGGAATTGGAGGATGGCTTGGCTACTTCTTAGGCGGCTGTGACGGTCTGCTTTTTGCACTATTGGCATTCGTGGTTATTGATTACATCACCGGTGTCATGTGCGCAATTGCAGATAAAACTCTATCCAGTGAAGTTGGCTTCAAAGGTATCTGCCGCAAGGTACTTATTTTCTTGCTTGTAGGAATTGCAAATATTCTGGACGTACAAGTTATCGGAACTGGCAGTATTCTTCGTACTGCTGTTATCTTCTTCTACATTTCCAATGAAGGAGTATCCCTTTTAGAAAATACTGCTCATCTTGGACTTCCGGTACCTGCCAAGATGAAAGCAGTCTTAGAACAGCTTCACGACAAATCAGAAAAGGAGGACTAACGCTATGGTTTATACAAATAGCTCACTAATCGCTTATACAAAACTCAGTCCAAATCACTCAGGGCAGAGAACACACGCTATCGACCGTATTTCACCTCACTGCGTTGTGGGCCAGTGTACTGCTGAGGGACTGGGTGATTGGTTTTACAAATCATCTACTCAGGCATCATCAAATTATGGTATAGACAAGAATGGCCGAATCGGTATGTATGTCGAGGAAAAGAACCGCTCTTGGTGCACTTCCAGCAATGCTAATGACCAGCGCGCTATCACAATCGAATGTGCCTCTGATAAAACAGAACCTTATGCCATGAATGACAAGGTCTACGAAAGACTTATCGAGCTTTGCACAGACATCTGCAAGCGTTATGGCAAAAAGAAACTCTTATGGTTTGCAGATAAGGACAAGTCCCTGAATTACAGCCCTGCTACTGATGAAATGATTATCACCGTGCATAGATGGTTTGCAAATAAATCCTGTCCGGGTAACTGGCTTTATGCTAGACTTGGCGACTTGGCAGCAAAGGTTACTGCTCAGCTTGCAGGAACAACTACTACTCCCGAAACACCTACTGCATCTTTATATCGTGTACGTAAGACTTGGTCTGATAGCAAGACCCAGAAAGGTGCCTTCAAGGTATTAAGCAATGCTAAGAAGTGCGCTGACGATAATGCTGGCTACAGCGTATTCGATGAAAAAGGAAATGTGGTTTACACAGGTAAGAATACTGTTGTAAAGAAGACCGTCACAGAACTTGCCAAGGAAGTTATCGCAGGCAAATGGGGTAACGGTCAGGATAGAAAGAATCGTCTTACTGCTGCTGGTTATGACTACACTGCTGTACAGAACAAAGTAAATGAATTACTGAAGTAATTGGATGCCCATTGGAGTTTCGTGCTCTGATGGGCATTTTTTTATTGTCTTTCTCCGCTCAAAATCAATTCTTATCTCCAGTGGGAAAGTGAAGGCATAGCTTTCAGATTGGAGGATATTATGAATCAAACTGAAAACAAGTCTGTTCTTAAAACCACAGACATTGCATCTCACTTAAAACTGGAGCCTACTCCGATTACTGATATTCAATTACAGCGCGATTATGATTATTTCAGAGCTCAGGAAGTTGCAAAATCAATGCTGGATTCTGGACTTATTTCCTTGTTGGAATTCAACAAATTAACGCTTCTTAATCGCCAAACATTCTCACCGCTATATGTAGAAATAATGCCGGAAATAACTTGATAAATACAGCTTTTAGAGTGATGTATATACACTGACAAAGGAGGTGAACTACCGTGAAGAAAGTTACAAAAATCGACAAAATCCAGAATGTAACTACCCAAAAGCAGAAGCTTCGCGTGGCAGCTTACTGTCGTGTTTCCACCAGCAATGATGCACAGCTTGAAAGCTTGGAAACACAAAAGGCCCACTACGAAAGCTACATTACTTCTCGTGATGACTGGCAGTTCGCCGGACTGTATTTTGATGAAGGTATCACAGGTACCAAGAAGGATAAACGTCCAGAGCTTATGCGACTGATGCAGGATTGCGCTGCAAAGAAGATAGACTTTGTTATCACCAAGTCCATCAGCCGATTCTCAAGAAATACAACCGACTGCTTGGAGCTTGTAAGAAAGCTACAGGTGCTGGATGTTCCAATCTACTTTGAAAAAGAAAATATCAACACCGGCTCAATGGAAAGCGAACTGTTCCTTACAATCCTAAGTTCAATGGCCGAGGGTGAATCCACATCTATTGCCGAAAACAGCAAATGGTCAATTAAAAAGCGATTCCAGAATGGAACCTACAAACTCAGTTATGCACCTTACGGATACCGCTGGGATGGCCGCACACTTCGCATTATTCCTGAACAAGCAGAAGTTGTAAAACGCATCTTCGCTGATGTTCTTTCCGGTAAAGGTACTGATGCCATTGCTAAAGCACTTGATGATGAGGGTGTTCCAACCAAACGTGGTGGCAAATGGACGTCAACCAGTGTCCGTGGCATTCTTGCTAACGAGAAATACACCGGCGATGTTATTTTCCAGAAAACCTACACGGATGGTTCTTTCAACAGACATACAAACAAAGGTGAGCTTGATATGTATTACGTAGCTAACCACCATGAAGCAATTATCAGCAAAGAGGATTTTGAAGCCGCAGGACTTTTGATATCACAGCGAGCTTCAGAAAAAGGTATCAAACGCGAAAGCCAAATATACCAGCAGCGCTATGCATTCTCTGGAAAAATCATTTGCAACGAGTGCGGTGATACTTTTAGAAGAAGAATGCACTCCAGCACCTATGGCAAATACATAGCTTGGTGCTGCAATACCCATCTAGCAGATAAAGATAAGTGCTCCATGATGTTTCTCAGGGATGACGATTTGAAGGTAGCATTCATTACCGTTCTTAACAAACTAATCTACAGCCACAAGCTAGTCTTGAAACCTTATGCTGCTGCGCTGCAGAACAATTCAGGTGATGAGAGTCTTGTCAGAATCCAGCATTTGGAACGACTTCTGGAGCAAAATACAGAACAGCGAGAAACCTTAACCAGACTCATGGCTCAGGGGTATATCGACCAAGTATTGTATAACAGTGAAACCAACGCCCTTCTTACGCAGGCCAACACCTACAGGGAGGACATTGAAGTTATCAATGCCACCATGAGTGGTGACAGCTCTAGATTCTTTGAAGCAGAACGCCTACTCCACTTTGCGGAACGTGGTTCAATGTTGGAAGAATACAGCGAAGATTTATTTGAGAGATTTGTAGACCACATTCAGGTGTATTCCAGAAAGGAAGTCGGATTTGTCATGAAGTGTGGTCTTACTTTTAAGGAGATGATTTGATGGGACATACGCCACTTGGCTATCGCATCGAGAATGGCATCGCAGTAATCGATGAAGAAGCTGCAGCTAAGGTACGACAGCTATACAAGAATTACCTTGGCGGTCTTTCACTTACGAATGCTGCTAAGGAAGCAGGAATCAATGCACTTCACGCAGGTTCCAAGCGAATTATGCAAAACAAGCATTATCTCGGTGATGACTTTTATCCGGCCATCATCGATAAGGAAACCTTCATTTCTGCAGGTAGAGAAATCAGGCGCAGGTCAGCCAAACTTGGTCGCAACGATAGATTCAAAGAAATACCTGAGAAGAAGGCTCCGATACTCTTCCGCTTCGGCGATATTACAGAGTATTTTGACAATCCAGTAAAACAGGCTGAGTACTTATACAGCCTTATAGAAAGCGAGGTTATTTGATGGGAAATGTAATGGTCATTCCTGCCAAACGACAAATTGGTAATACCGGTCGTAAGCAGGATGCAAAGCCTAAGCTCCGAGTCGCGGCGTACTGTAGAGTTAGTACTGACAGCGATGAGCAGGCTACAAGTTATGAGGCTCAGGTTGAGCACTATACAGAATATATCAAGAAGAACCCTGAATGGGAATTTGCTGGA